ATACAGGACTTACAGGGCGAAAAATTATCGTTGACACGTACGGTGGTAGTTGCCCTCACGGTGGCGGTGCTTTTAGTGGTAAGGATCCGACAAAAGTTGACCGTTCAGCAGCTTATATGGCTCGCTATCTAGCCAAGAACATTGTAGCTAGCGGACACGCCAAGCAAGCAACTGTACAGATTAGTTATGCTATTGGCATAGAACAACCAATGAGTGTGTATGTTAATACTAACGACTACGGTGATGATGCTTGGTTAACTGCTTGGATCAACAAGAATATCGACCTTACCCCAAAGGGCATTATAAATAGATTTAACCTATTCCGTCCAATATACAGTAGTACTACCAACTACGGACACTTTGGTAAAGATCTTTTACCTTGGGAACAATTGGATCTGATAGAGTTACTTAAGGATTAATTATGAGTTTATTTGACATACTAACAGGCAAAGCACGTCGTGAGGAAGAAGCACGTTTAGCAGCTATTGCCGAAGCAGAAGCTCAAGCCGAAAAAGAACGCAAGGCTGAAGAACGCAAAGCTAAAAAAGAAGCAAAGAAAGCAGAAGAGGCAAAGAAAGCCGCTGAAGAAAAAACCAAAAAACTAGATCCAAAGGCACAGGCAACAGCCGCAGGTGAACCATATGTATCTGTATTAAGCATGGAATTAGATCCAGAGAATCCAGGTAATGGCGCATTTGAATTAGATTGGAATGATAAATTCTTAGCCCAATTGGTTCGTGCTGGCTATCAACGTAAGCCAAATGAAGAAGAAAGTGTTATTGTAGATCGTTGGTTTCAAGACGTTTGCCGCAATATAATTATGGAAAACTTTGAACAAGAAATGGCTGATCCAGAAAAACGTGCAGCCAATCAGCCAATTCAACGCAGAGATCTAGGCGGCGGGAAAGCTGAATTCAGTTGACATTTAATCAAATTGAAAGTATAATGTTTACATGAGATACTTACTTGTAGACACAGCAAATACATTTTTTCGTGCTAGACACAGCGCACATAGACAAGCCGATACTTGGGATAAGTTAGGTTTTGCTATTCACGTGACCTTAGCATCAATCAACAAAGCATGGCGCGATCAACGAGCAGATCATGTGGTTTTCTGCTTAGAAGGTCGTAGCTGGCGCAAAGATTTCTATACTCCTTATAAGGCCAATCGTGCTGTGGCACGTGCTGCCCTTACTGAAAAAGAAGCCGAAGAAGACCAATTGTTCTGGGAAGCATTTGATGCCCTTAAAGCATTTGTAGCAGAAAAGACTAATTGTACTGTATTACAGCACGGCGAGCTTGAAGCAGACGACTTAATTGCCGGTTGGATCCAAACACATCCAGCAGATCATCATACTATTATCAGCAGTGATACTGATTTTTATCAACTGCTAGCAGATAATGTAAATCAATACAATGGTGTAGCAGATGAGCTACATACTATTAAAGGAATATTTGACAAGAAAGGTAATGCTGTACTCGATAAAAAAACTAAAGAACCCAAAAAAATTCCCGATCCAAAGTTTATACTTTTTGAAAAGTGTATGCGTGGTGACCCTACTGATAATATTTTTAGTGCTTACCCAGGTGTTCGCACTAAGGGCACCAAAACTAAGGTCGGACTTGAGGAAGCATTTGCTGACAAAGATAAAAAAGGCTATAGCTGGAACAATCTAATGTTACAGCGATGGACTGATCACAACGGTCAAGAGCATCGTGTCATGGATGATTATGAACGTAATCGTCAACTAGTAGACCTAACAGCACAACCAGCAGACATTAAAGATAAAATCTTTGATTGTATTAAAACTAATGCTATAGTTAAGAATCAACCCATGGTTGGCGCACAGTTCTTAAAGTTCTGTGGCAAGTATGACCTAATTAAACTAAGCGAAAATGCTGGTAACATAGCCGAATGGTTATGTGCTAATTATCCCGAAGAATCAGTTACATTATTTCATTTACAAAACTAGAAAGTAAGCAGTGATTGAACGTACACAGAAATACCTAGCATTAGATTTAGAACTTAATCAGCCCAGTGGAAAGATCATTCAGGTTGGCGTTGCCATTGGTCGGGCAGATGATCGCTTTGAAAACTACTTGACTAAAAAATGGTATATAGATCCAGGTGAGCTAATCAGCGACTTTATTATTGGCCTAACCGGCATTACAGATAGTGATATACGTGCTAATAGTGTTAGTCACGAAACTGTAGCCCGTGAGCTAGGCGAACTTATCAAAGAGCATAACTGTTTTGTTAATCCTGTTACTTGGGGTGGCGGAGACAGTGTTGAGCTATTAGCAGAGTTTAGTAATCGGTGTGTAGACTTTCCACACTTTGGTCGACGTTGGATTGACGTTAAGACATTTTATACTCTACTAATGTTTGCTAAGAATAAGAAACCCAGCGGTGGTCTTGCTAGTGCCATGGGTGCGTTTAAACTACACTTTAAAGGTACAGCACACAGGGCAGACGTTGATGCCGCTAATACCCTAGCACTGTTCTTTAAGTTAATTGACCGTCAACGTAAGATGGAATACCTAGTCGAAGATGCTAAAACCATTTGACTTTACAACAAAACCTAAATATAATACAGTATGACTTATAAGAAAATTTACATATTAGTACAAGCGGCTTTATACCAAATGTATCACGAAACTAAAGGAAAAGAAATATGGCATGGGTAATTGATAAAACATTTGAATTCTGTTATGGGCACAGAGTACATACACAAACATTAAATGGTGAGTATGCGGCAGACTTAAAGTGTGCCTGTCGTCATTTACATGGACATGAAGGTAAGCTGCAGGTGTTCTTACGCAGACGCAGTTTTCTCGGTAACAATGAGTTAGATGCTACTGGTATGGTCACAGACTTCCGACATTTGGAATGGTTAAAGAAATGGATTAACGAATACGTAGATCATCAATTTATTATTGACAGACATGATCCGTTGTATAACCAAATTTTAGGCGACCGTGGACGTAAATTGATTGCTGTAACAGTACCAGGTACAGATTACTTTGCTGGTTATACCTTAGATTTATCAGACTTAGAACCAAACACACCAGAGTATGAATACTATGAAGGTTTCTTTGTAGTAGAATTTGTTCCTACAAGTGAAAACCTAAGTGCTTGGATGGCTGAGTTAGTTGAAGCAAAAATGTCTAAGCTAGGCGTATGGGTAGAAAAGATTGACTGGTGGGAAACTCCTAAGTCACGCAGTACTTACATTAGAGGCTAAAATGAACGATAGAATTAAACAACTTGCTGAGCAGTCAGGACTTTTAGGACCAACCAGTCGTATAGGTAACTCACATGAAGCTACTGAAAAGTTTGCCGAGTTGATTGTTCAGGATTGTATTGACATTCTTAGCCCGTATACTGTGAACATGAATCGCATAGGAGAAGAGTATCTGCATCCTATTCAAGAGATTAGGAAACACTTTGGAGTTTGTTGTAATGATTGACGCCAAACGTTTAGAGTTCTTGCGTGAGTGTGGTGATTTGTCTAACGATGAATGGGGTGAAACTATTCGCGGTTTACTCTCGGCTTACGATAACTGTGTATACGCCAGTGATGAGTTTAAGACAGCTTTAGAAAAAGAGTTAGAAACAGAACTGATCTGGGCAGAATGTTCATGTACTATTGTAGAACGTACAGAAACACGTGAAGTAACTTATAGAGAATTAGAAATTAATGAGTGATGAAATATTAGGTTATCATTCTGATGGAACTGCCATATATCCACCCATTCGTGGATACATCTATACACAGGCATTTATACATTGTTGCGAATGTGGCAAGGCTATATCCCATGTAGGCGGTCCCGGTCTTAACTCATTGTGTATAAATTGTTATAAGGAAAAAAACAATGACAAAAATGTCTAAAAAGAAGACCGATATTACCTTTATCGATCCCACAACTATGAAAGTACGTTGTACATTTAATCAGTGTGTTGACAAATTTACTATTGAAGGTATGGAAATTAAACAATTACCCAGCGGTAATGAATTTACCTCAGCTTATCATGAATGCAATGAATGTGGGCAACGAGTTAAAGCTAGAGGTGATAGTAAACGTGCAAGACATAATCACGAAGATAGAGTAATGTCGGGAGAGAATAAATTCTACGGATCGTCTCCAGCATTAACTCCAAGACTTAGTCCTTACGAACAGGCTATGGCAAAATACAAAGCGAAAAAGGAAATGAAATGACCTTAACAGTATTCTTATTACTAGTAGCATTTGGCATTAAACATTTTATCGCAGACTTCTTAATGCAGTTTGATTACATGCTTAGAGAAAAAGGTACCTATGGCGCCACAGGTGGCCTTCATCATGCGCTAGTACATGCTAGCTTTACATTTTTTATTCTAGTGTTTGTAGCTACTAGTGCCAATACAATGATTGCCTTGGCTGCCCTAGATTTTGCTGTACACTACCATATAGACTTCTACAAACAACAGCTAAATAAACATCTAACCACTGCTGATCGAAGATTTTGGCTATTACTTGGTCTAGACCAAGCTCTACATTATCTAACTTATATTGGAATTATCTATGTCGCTACTTG